GAACCTATCAACAAGACGGTACGCCAAACTTTACATTTGGTTTAATTGGCCAGCTCTATACATCCAGTGGTGATGTTTATATTGCAGAGAATAATGGCGGTCAAATCACGATAACCGATGGCTCGTATGTGTATGTCTACAATTACGTCACACAAACAGCTGATTTGATATTTACGTCGTCAAACCCAATATCTCCAAATTTCTTTTCATTTCCATTTGAAAATCCTGGTTATGTTTCATTCCAGAATGGAGCTATGATTATCGCATGTGACAATAGCACGAACTGGGTATTATCAGCAGCTAATCAGGCCACTGTATGGACAAATGCTGCTGCGTTTGTAGGAAGTCTGGAAACAAAGCCTGATTACGTTCAGGCGGCCGTTCCTGTTCCAGGGGGTGGCAACAACCTATTGGTTCTTGGTAGAAACGTGGCCGAATTATGGCAGTTTACAGGCGCCGCTTTATTCCCATATCAACGCAATAGCACGTTCAATAGTGACTATGGATGCATTAATGCGGCTACAGTCGCGTCATTGGGTGATGTCATTGTATGGATTGGTGTAAATGAACAAACCGGCCCTATATTAATGGTTTATAAGGGTAACCAGATTCAACAAATATCTACTGATGGTATTGATTTCGAGATGGGTAACTTATCAAATCCACAGGATTGCACTGGATTTCTATATCAACAAGATGGTCATTTAATTTATCAATTCACATTTCCATTAGACAATATTAGCTATGCGTATGACTTTGAAACGAATTTATTCTTCAATGTTTCTGATGAGGATTTGAATTATCATATTGCGCGCCAAGTTGTATATTTTAACAACACTTATTATTTTGTGTCATTAAATGGAGGTAATCTGTATGAGTTTGATACTAAGTTTTCTTCAGCACAATATGCGTCAGATGACATACGCGATATACCGAGAATCCGAATTACGCCGCCGTTCAGACTTCCAACGCAGCGTTACTTTATTGTCAAAAGTTTAGGGTTTACGATAGAGAACGGGGAGCCGAATCCTACAGTAGATATTCCGTTATATGCAGTTCCTTTAATTAACATTGCAGCTGAAGATGGCACATTAATTGCAGCTGAGAATGGTAATTTAGTATCTGCTGAGGTTGAATTTATTGATAACAGCGATTCTATTGTGCTTGCCACGAATGTTGTTTATTTATCGATATCACGTGATGGTGGTGAGAACTTTGGCTCTTCATTAGCCAGACCTATGAATCAAACTGGAGTGCGTAAAAGTCGATTTATTTATCAGAGATTAGGTCAAGCAAATGACTTTACTGCGCAATTACGATTCGTAGGGAAGAGTAGATTTGTGGTAACAGATGGTCAACTTGAGGTATACCAATGACATATTATCCACCACAACCAGTACGAATACCAAATCTTCCATCTGGTAAATTTGTGAATGAGAATGGCATGCCTACACCTGAAGTATTGACGTTTTTTGAGTCATTGTTGACATTATTAAATAGTGTTCTTGGTAATGAAGGTTTGGTGTTGCCAAGTCAAACAGGTGCTAACATTACAACGATACAGAATAATGCACCACAGACTCAAGGTGCTGCTGCTCCAACATACACATGCCAGTTTGGCACGATGATATATCAAACAGACACTAGCGGGACTACTGCAGTTAAGATAGCAGTTAACAATGGCTCAGGAGTTCCTATATTTAAGACGGTCACTTTGACCTAAGGGGTATAACATGGATTGGATGCAATCTTTAGGATTATTCGGCGGCTTAGGTCAAGCTGGCAAGGGTCTATTCGACTTATTTGGTGGAAATAAAAACAATCCTGCTAATTCTGCTAATAAATATTTAAATCAGATTCCAGGTGCTACAGAGCAGTATTATTCACCTTATATCAATGCTGGCAAAGGTGCCATGGGCGATTTGCAGAATCAATACAAAGACTTAATTGGCGGTAATGTACAGAATCAATTAGGCGCTAACTACAAAGAATCTCCTGGTTATCAGTTTAAGCTTAAGCAGGCATTGCAAGGTGCTCAGAATGCGGCTGCTGGTGGTGGCATGTTGAATACGCCGATGAACTCACAGAATCAAATGCAAGTTGCTAATGACATTGCATCTCAAGATTATAATGATTATATCAAGAATCAGATGAATCTTTATGGTCTTGGTACTGGGATTGGTGAGGATATCTTTGGTAAGGGATTCCAGGCATCTGGGGACTATGCGAATACATTAGCGAATACATTAGGTACGCAAGGACAATTGGCTTATGAATCCCAGAAGGGAAGAAATGAGGGTAATGCAAATGCTTGGGGCAATTTATTTGGTGGCTTAGGTGGTGCTGGTGCTTCATATGCTGGATTACCTAGCTGGTTCTTTGGCGGTTCACACGGAGCATAATCATGGCTGTAGGTTGGAATGTTGCGAATAGATTTTCTCCTATGACAGGAGAGCAAGCTACTGGTGCGCCTAAGGATTTGGCTTCTTCATTGATGAAGGGATATCGGGCTGCGTTTGAGCCTCAAAATCTTGCACAGAAATTATTAGATATGCAGTTAACTAACAAAATAAATGCGCCTAAAGCCGAAGATGCACAGGGTTGGTATGATTTACAGAAAAGAATGCATGAAGCAACGGCTGGGGCAACTGAATCTAACACGGGATTAGATCCATATCGTAGGGATTTAATGATTGCTCAGACGCATGCTGCGAGTAATAAACTTGATCCAATAGAAACTCTTCGGCTTAAGTTGGCAGGAAAACAACAAGAAATAGAAAATGCATCAAATCAAAAAAAAGTAGATTCGCTTGAAGAAAAAATAATGGGTTTAAAGGAATCTGGGGCAGATTTGTATGGAATAAACCAAATTCTTGAAAATAATCCTAGTGCGACAGGTCTGTGGGCTAACTTAGCAAACCTATGGTCAGGAAACCCTGATCTAGCAGGAATAAATGAGCGCTCAGTGAATCTACAATCTCATTTGGCAAGAGCCATGAGTGACAGAGGAGGCGCAGCTGTTGCTAATATGGTCAATATAGCAAAACCTAGCGGATGGAGAAATGTTGAATCTAATAAAGGATCAACAAAAGCAGGCATGCAGAGAGTTGTTAATGAATATAATGAAGCGCGCGACGAATACAGAAGACGCACAGGTCATGATTTGCCTGAAAATATGAGGTTACCTGCTGAATATGAAGGAATGTTGAAGACAGCAGCCGAAAACGCAGCAAAAAAAGCATCTAATAAAAATGTAAATCCTCGAAATAAAAATACCGGAAAAAAAGAGAGTGAATCTACTTACAAGCCATATACATGGGTTTATGATAAAGAAAGAAAAATAAAAAGACCTGTCCCTAATGAAAGAGTTAATGAATTAATAACTCACGAAAGCAGGAGATATCGCCTTGCAGACTAAAAAAGAAGACATCCACTCTTATTTCGAGAGCCTTCCTGATGAACCATCAGATGGCAAACAGGATATCCACTCTTACTTCGAAAGTTTACCAGAGAATGGTGAAGAGGATTATCAGTCTGACGCATTTAAGAAAATAAAAAAACGCTTCCCTGGTATGCCAGAAGGGTTGATTAAATTAATGATGCCTACTGCTACAAAAATGGCAGAATCAGATTTCACGCCACCGCAGGGTGGTAATGAAGCATTTGCGAGATCGTTTTTTAGAACACCCCTTGAAATGGCTGAAAACTTAGCAGGAAAAGCCGGTCTTCCGACTGTAAAGGATGCTGATTGGCCCTCTGCCATTGCTGAAGAAAAGAAAGACTATCAACATCCTTTCGCTCAATTAGGCGGCGGCATTCTTGGTAGCGCGCTTCTTGGAGGACCTACAATCGGAGCTGCTAGAGCAGGAATCCCAGCATGGGGAGCGATTGCCTCCAGGGCTGCTCCATCAATGTTAAGGCGCTCAGCAATATACGGAACTGAAGGCGCTGGTCTTGGTGCCGCATATGGACCAGGTAAAAATAAGGAAGATATTATTCGAGATGTTATGCAGGGAGGTTTATTAGGCGCACTTCTTGGTGGACCAGGAGTTTCTATTGCAAAAAGTGTTCCAAAGTTATTTCAAAGAGGAAAGGGAGCTAGTTATATCGATCAACTCCAAAAACAACATGATGAAACTTTAAATTCATTTAAACAAAAAGAAGCACAAGAGACTGATTTCAAAAAATATCTTCATAAAAACTATGGATCTGATACTCCAGAAGTACTAATAAGAAAGGCTCAAGTTGCACAGGAAAAAATAAACCAATTATCTCAAAGTGCAGCAAAAGAGCCAATTCAAACAGAAAACTTATTAAATCACCCAACCCGAGAAAATTTACTTACTGATGCTCAAGGGTTGCGCAATGCAGCAACTCGCGGAATAGAGCAGGAATCAAATATACTAAGTCAGCAATTG